GAAATGGCAGAAGAGAGAATTGCAGAACGTGTGGATGCAAACCTACTAAACGTGTCGATGGATGAGCTTTCCATCTTACCGAGAGATGTTTATGAGAAGAAGGTACAACGAATTAAATCAAACACACCCGGTAAACTAATTATAAAAGAATATCCAACTGCAAGTGCTGGTGCTGGTCATTTTAGACATTTACTTAACGAATTAAAGATCAAACGCAACTTTACACCGGAAATCATATACATTGATTATCTAAATATCTGTGCATCTTCCAGATTGAAATATGGATCAAATGTCAACTCATACACGCTAATTAAATCCATTGCAGAAGAACTACGTGGATTAGCTGTTGAGTTTAATGTTCCTATAGTTAGCGCTACGCAAACGACGCGTTCTGGGTTCACAAGTTCCGATTTAGGACTAGAGGACACATCAGAATCGTTTGGTTTACCGGCCACCGCAGATTTTATGTTTGCATTAATTTCAACCGAAGAATTGCAAGAGATGAACCAAATTCTGGTCAAGCAATTGAAAAATAGGTATGGCGATCCATCATCACATCGTCGGTTCGTAATCGGCGTAGATAGGGCTAAAATGAAGCTCTATGACGTTGAACAACATGCACAAGACGATGTTATAGATGATAAGCCGGTTTTCGATAATACGGAGTTTGGAAAGCGCGTTAGTACAGAACGTAAATTTGACAAAAACGTATTTGAAAACTTCAATTGAAACGATACATAACGCTACTTGGGGCTTGGTCAATAATATTCCCCGTTAATTTGTTCACAACTTTATCAGTAGTTGCTATCCAGTTGATTGTAAGGGTTTTTAATATGCCTTTTGATGTCTGGCAACAACTCGAGGAAGAGCTAAATAATATACATACAGAAGACGATTAGTACAACTCCATGAGGGAACCTTGTGTTCATAAGAAATCGTATGTTAGTAAGTATTTCTGGCCTTTCCGATAAAAAATTTGAACATGCTGTTGCGAAAGCCAGCACGTTTTACCTCGACCTTTTACTTCCAAAACACCTCATAAAGCACATTACCGTAGATATTAACTTTGTTGGTAAATTAGACGACAAAGCTACTGGCTATTGTGAGGTTATTGGTCACAATAAGCGAAACAAGCCTCGGGAATTTGAAATCCAAATCCAAAAAAACAAATCAAAGCGTTATATGATGATGACGCTTGCTCATGAATTTGTTCACTTAAAACAATATGCTATGGGTGAATTGGATGAGAATATGTGTGTTTGGAAAGGTCGTCGAATAGCATCTAGTGTAAATTATTGGGATCATCCGTGGGAAATTGAAGCTTATGGACGTGAGTATGGTCTTTGGGCACGTTTTTCTGAGAAGTTTAAAATTCGTTATAGAAGAACCAAATTCGAACGCGATACCTAAAATGCGTCGGATTCGCCTCGTATCCTTAAAACCTGTACTATTAAATGGTTGGATGGTACAAGGAAGCGTATTCGATAATGATTCCATCTGTATTATCTTGTATCATGTTGACTTTAATACATCTTTTGTGCGATACTTTGATTGTGAGATAAAAGCTCACTTGTTTTTAACTCAATTTGTTTATGGAGATCGTGATGTTTCAAAGGAAAGCCAAACTTAAACCAGCCGCTCTTGGCGCTGGACATATCAGCCACATGGGTCTAGTGACCTTTTTCAAAGCAGCTAAAGAAGACTTCGAGCGACGCGGCCGAGAAGACGATGCATTTATCCTAGAAATGCTTGAAGATCATTTCCGTAACAACGGATCAACGAGCTACGACAACCGCATATTTGGTCTATAATGCCTCATCCTTGCTATGATAAATAGCAGGATGACGACAGCAAACACAAAACAAACAACCACTTCCTCGGCTCACCCGCCACGCTTCACTCAAAAAGAAGTGATAGATACTATTAGGCAATCGAAGGCTAAGCCTTTGTTCATTGCTGATGGAGATGCTATAACCTTAGCTGAACGTCTAAGAAAATATGGTAAAAAACAACTTTCTATTGTGGTGCTTGGATGATTAAATTTAAATCTTTTCTAAAAGAACAAGTCGAACTTCTTAGCGAAGAAGGAAGAGCAAAGATGAGTGCTGGTGGCCGTGATGCCGATAAGCACGTGAGACAGTATGTTACACCATATCTTCCAGGTGGCGAACAACACGGCGAAGGTACACATACACTTGCTGCTGATCACGGACCACTTAAAGCTGGAACGAAATTAACATTCCACGCCCACTTACCTCAAGCAGGTCCTGGTGGAGAAATAAAACACCACGTCGAAGTCTCTGCTCCTGGTTCCAAAGAAAAACACATTGTTCCAATCTCTAAGATTCAGAAACCTGGCGATGCACCTAAGAATGCGGGACATTCCTTCGAGTCGTTTATCTTTAAACACCTACAAGGACATGGTGTCGTACCGAAAGATGCAACTAATGCGGGGTCTGGTTCTGGTACTGATTTTCCTATTATAAACAATACTCTTAAAACACGCCATAAGGGTAGAGCAAACTCACAAGAAAATGTATTCCATGGGGAGACGAAAGCTGACACAACAGCCGCATTTGGTCAATTAACTATTCATCATACACCTGAAAAGGGTTGGCATATTGGCGATAAAGCAAGAGCTCAACGACCAGAGTATGCAGCTGCTATTGAAAAAGCTGGTATAATTGACCACATGAATACACATCATCCCGATCCTGATAAAGTTGAGACAACAGCAAGCGGCCGAGCAAAAACATTTACAATTGAACATCCAGACCTAAAGCCAGCAGAAGCATATCTAAAAGATCATCATGTGCATGTGTTGCATGTTGGTGGTGGTTATGGCACATATCGTGTTGGGGATAAAGATGCTACTGGTCATGGCTTACCATCAATTAGTGGTAAGGGTAAATGGACTGTTCGTGAAAAGCAAGCAGGCAATAAGAGTGCTCGTACAGTAATGTTCCAACCAAATGGTAAGAAGGGTTTGACGCCAAGCCAGGTCAATTTAGAAAAAAATGAGCACGTACAAGCATTTAAGAAAACACTAGGTATTAAATGATTGAATTTAAAACATACTTAACAGAGGGTAAGTCTTCCTCGGAAGATAAACTAACCCATCTAGAGCATGCGGAAGATCATCCGCTTAATGCTGGTGCTGCTGGCTTCGATCATGCTAAGAAAACTTTGATGGGTGTACACGATGCATTGTCTGGGAAGAAGAGTAATGTGTCCGTCTCTACAAAATATGACGGATCGCCTTCAATTGTATTTGGGCGTCATCCAGAAACAGGAAAGTTCTTTGTTGCTTCCAAATCAGCATTCAACAAAAACCCAAAAATTAATTACTCAGAAAAAGATATTGACACTAACCACGGACACGCTCCTGGTTTAGCTACTAAGTTAAAAGCTGCATTGAAACATCTTCCTAAAGTTACGCCAAAGACTGGTGTATACCAAGGGGACATAATGCATAGTGGCGGTAAATCAAAATCTAATCCAGATGGGGATGTTACGGTGCATGGCGGACAAGCTAATTATACACCTAACACAATAACATATAGTACTAAGAAACCTGGGGAGGCTGCAGAGGCTAGTGGTTCTAAAATTGGTGTAGCAGTTCATACATCATATCATGGTCCATCATTTGATAAATTAAAAGCTAAGTTTAATACTGGCCAGCAAGGGTTTGGTACGCACAAAGACGTTCACATGATGGATGTGTCGCATGATGCATCCCAATCAAAACTATCGTCTGCAGATTCAGCTCTTTTCCAGGATCATTTGGCAAATGCTGAAGAGCACCATAATGCTTTAAATAAAGATGGTGGGTATGATGCTATTGGGGGCGAACACTCCGATCACCTAAAGACATACATCAATAAGACTGTTAAGACGGATGAAGTACCATCTGCTCAAGGATATAAAGCTCACTTAAAAGACATCCATCAAAAACTAGCCGATAAAGTATCAACTCCAGCCAAAAAAGCTGAGAAAATGAGCACTGGTAGTGATTTGATGGGTCACGTAGATAAGAATGAGCAGCATTTTAACCATGCACTAGCAATGCACGCATACTTGCAGAGTGCTAAGAACGTATTAGTACGCTCATTAGCATCGCATACAGATTATGGCCATACAATTGGCGGTAAGAAAGTTAAACCAGAGGGACACGTTGCTGTAATTGGCAATAGGCCAACCAAATTAGTTGATAGAGCTGAATTCAGTAAATTAAATTTTGCAAAGAACGCAAAGTAAAGTAATATAAATACCTCATCTCAGTATAGGCTAAGGCAAACCTGATAAGGAAAATACATGGATTACGTGCAAGAACCATTTAGTGGTATTATT